TGGTAAGACGCTTGACTGGATCCAGTGTTACGCCGGGGCGCAGTATGTTTATGTGCAAGACGGCAAGCCGGTCTGGCCTGAGTACAGTGACAGCGTTATGTCTGGTGACGCTGAGATTGAGCCGGGATGGCCGGTGCATATCGGGCTTGACTTTGGTTTGACCCCTGCGGCGGTGTTTGGGCAGAAAATGCAGAACGGCAGGTGGAATGTCGTGCATGAGCTTGTTGCTTTTGATATGGGGCTTGAGCGGTTTTGTCATCATCTTCTGGCTGACATACAAAGTATGTTTCCGAAATGTGACGTGCTGGTTTGGGGTGACCCGGCGGGCGTCAAGCGGGATGAGATCTTTGAGGTGACCGCGTTTGATCATTTAAAAACGATGGGGCTTCATGCCCGGCCAACTAGCACCAACGATTTTAAGGTGCGGCGTGAGGCTGGCGCTATGCCAATGAACCGCATGATCGACGGCAAGGCTGGCTTGGTGGTTAGCAGCAAATGCACCCGCACCCGCAAATCGCTGGCTGGTGGGTATCACTTTAGGCGCGTGGCGGTTGGTGCTGGCTATGAGCGGTTTCGCGATGCGCCAAATAAAAATGAGCATTCGCACGTCGGTGATGCGTTTGGGTATTTGATGCTTGGTGCCGGTGAGGTGCGAAACATTACGCGCAATAGCCAGTTTAGCAAACAGTTTAAGCAGCTAACAGCAGATGCAGACTTTAGCATATTCTAATTGGCGTCAATCGCTTTGCGGCAATAGCGAGGTATCTATTGTGCCGTTTTACTGGGGTCATGCCTATATGGCAGAATTAAGGCCGATGGATGCCCAGTTTTTAAAACTTGTGCCTGATTACAAAGAGGCGTTGCAGGGAGCAAGCGCCACTGGCCTTGCCTGCACGGCGTTATTGCGCGGCAAGATTGCTTGCTGTTTTGGTGTTAATAAGTTATGGCCGGGCGTCGCCGAGGGCTGGATGCTGACAACAGACCACGTTGCTACCGCGCCGGTATCGCTTACTAGGGGGGCATACCGCTATTTCAACCTGATCGCTACCGAGATGGTACTGAAGCGGTTGCAGTTAACCGTAAATATGCAGAATGACCTTGCTGTCAGGTGGGCTGATGCGTTACAATTCACGCCAGAGGGGCTGTTAAAAAACTACGGCCCTGACGGCGCTGATTATCGAATGTATGCGAGGTATTATAAATGAGCGGATTATTTGGCGGTAGTTCAAAACCACAAGAACCGGATCCAGAACTGGTAGCCGCTCAGAAGCGCCAAGAGCAACAGGTCGAGGCTGAGGCGCGTGATAAGCGCATGAAGCTAGCAGCACAACGCCGCGCTCGGTATGTTGGCGGTCAGCGTATGTTGTTATCTAAAACCCGCCAAGATGCAGAGCAAGGCATTACAGAAACATTAGGGCCGGTGTAAGATATGGCAAAAAGAAACCCACCAAGCAGAACCACTATTAGAGGCCAGCGGCATTTGTTGGCTTATATCACGCCAGCCGAGGCTGAACTTTTGAAATCACGCGGTGGCACTGGTGAGTTCCACAAAGGCGTTCCATCGTACCCACCGGGGTTTGGTGGCGAAAGATCTGGCTTTGGGTCAGAGAGATCGGGCGGCGCGGCTGGTGGTCGTTCTGGCGCTGGTTCATCTTCTAGCAGTCGCGGCGGCGGCGGGCCATCTTCTAGCGGTCGCGGTGGCGGGCGTTCTAGCGCTGGTATGGGTGGCGGCAGAGATGACGGCGGTCGCAATTATTCCGGGCCAGATCGTGGTGGCGCTGAAACACGCCCCGGATCAAAGACGCCAGAGGGCAAAAAGAACACAGCCCAAAAGCAGCTAGACAAGCAAATCGCGCTTGGAAAAACAAATATAGAAAAGATGACCACAAGCGATAAACTTATGGCTGCATTCTTTCCGGGGGCTGGTATTAATGTAGCGCAAAATTATGCTGCTCAGTTTATGGGTAATCGCATGAAGGATGTGTTAAGCAAACCGGGTTCAAGAGCGGTTTATGATAAGCGCACCGGCAGAGTAAGCGGCGTCTATGATAGTCTTGGCAGGCTGACTGGCCGTGACCCAGAAGCTGAAGAGCGTGAGGCAAGGGCAAATATTGGCAGTAATGATGGGCCGCGCATTATTCCTAAGGAAGAGGAAGAGGAAGAGGAAGAGCAGGCAACACTCGGCAAAAAAGTTATCCGCTCAGATCTTGCAAAAGAGATTGAGGCCGAGCGCTTGCGTCGCAGCGCCGCCGGGATGAGGCAGCTTGGCAACCGTACTTTGTTATCATCCAACTCAACATTGGGGGCATAAATGCCAAAAGTAGTTTCTAAAGATGGTAAGACCCGGCACTTTGCATATAGCAAGGCTGGTATGAAAGCGGCTAAAGAGTACGCCCGGCAGACTGGTGGCCGGGTAACTGAGGCCAACATGAAAACCAAAATGGCAAAAAGGAAAGATTATGCCTAAGAAAAAAGGTAAGGGTTACGGCAAATGACCAAACAAGTTTGGGATAAAAAGCGGCCAAAGGATTTAGGCGCACCAAAGGCATTGAGTTCTGCAAAGAAACGCGCCGCTATGCGGGCTGCCAAAAAAGCCGGTCGTCCATACCCAAACCTGATTGATAATATGAGGGCGGCGCGTGGCTAGCCCAGCTTGGACACGCAAGGCGGGCAAGAACCCCAAGGGCGGTTTGAATGAGGCCGGTCGTCGTTCTGCTAAGGCGCAAGGCATGAACCTAAAAGCGCCGGTCAAGTCGGGCGACAATCCGCGCCGCGCATCGTTCTTGGCTAGAATGGGCGGTATGCCGGGGCCAGAATATAAGGACGGCGAACCCACACGTCTGCTGTTATCGCTACGCGCTTGGGGCGCTAGCTCAAAAGCAGACGCCAAGAAAAAAGCGGCAGCTATAAGCAAAAGGAACCAAGCCAGTGCATAGTGTTGAAGATATCCTAAAGCGTCACGACGTGGCGCAGCGCCGCAAAGATAACTGGCGGCAAATCTATGAAGACTGCTATGAGTTTGGCTTGCCGCAGCGCAATCTTTATGATGGCTATTACGAGGGCGGTGGCTCTCCGGGGCAAAACAAAATGGTGCGCGTGTTTGATAGCACGGCCATCAATGCGACACAGCGATTTGCGAACCGCATCCAGTCAGGCTTGTTTCCACCTTATGCGCCTTGGTGCCGATTAGAGCCGGGGCCAGATATCCCAGAGGAGCGCCGCTTAGAGGCGCAAACCGCGCTGGATATGTACAGCGATATTATGTTTAGCTTGCTGCGCCAATCTAATTTTGATTTGGCTATGGGTGAGTTTTTGCTTGACCTAGCTGTTGGCACTGCCGTCATGCTAGTACAGCCCGGTGACGACATGACGCCAATTCGCTTCACTGCTGTGCCGCAGTATCTGGTCAGCATTGAAGAGGGCGCACACGGCAAGGTCGATAATGTGTACCGCCGGATGCGATTGAAAGGCGAGGCCATCAAGCAGCATTGGCAAGACGCCGAAATCCCAGAGCGCTTGCAGCGCATGATTGACGACAAGCCTACGCAAGAAATCGAACTTGTCGAGGCTACGTTGTATGACCCAGACAAAGGCGATTTCTGTTATCACGTCATTTGGGCTGAGGGCAAAGCCGGTCTGCTTATGCGCCGTATGAAATCATCGCCTTGGATCGTGGCGCGGTATATGAAAGTGGCGGGCGAGGTTTACGGTCGCGGGCCTTTGGTCACTGCAATCCCTGACATTAAAACGCTAAACAAGACGCTGGAGTTGCTGTTAAAGAATGCCAGCTTGTCAATTGCGGGCGTTTACACTGCGGCTGATGATGGCGTATTAAACCCGCAAAACATCCGCATCCAGCCGGGCGCTATCATCCCGGTTGCGCGTAACGGTGGCCCGCAGGGTGAGAGCTTGCGACAGATGCCACGCTCTGGTGATTTCAATGTGTCGCAGATCGTGATCAATGACCTACGCATGAACGTCAAAAAAATCTTGCTTGATGACACACTGCCGCCCGACAACATGTCAGCCCGGTCTGCTACAGAGATCTCAGAAAGGATGCGTGAGTTATCAACTAATTTGGGAAGTGCCTTTGGTCGGTTAATCACAGAAACTATGGTGCCGCTGGTTGCGCGTATCCTGTATGTGATGGATGAGCGCGGATTGATTGAGATGCCGTTGCGCGTCAATGGGCTAGAGGTAAAGGTCACGCCTGTCAGCCCTATTGCACAAGCGCAGAATATGGGTGATATTGAGAAGATTATGCAGTGGGTTCAAATGTCATCAGCCCTTGGCCCGGAAGGTCAAATGGCGGTGAAGATGGGCAGCATTGCTGACTATGTTGCTGATAAACTAGGTGTGCCAGCGGAACTACGCACGACGCCGCAAGAACGTCAGGAGATGATGCAACAGGCCGCGCAAATGATGCAGGCTCAAGCGCAAGCAGAGGGTGGTGCGCCAGTTGAAGGCGAGGCACCACCAGAAGGGATGATCTAATGAACCCGGACGGTTGGGAGGGGTTGCAAACCGTAGACCCCGAAATAGCAGAAAAACAGCAAGTAGATAAAGATGACATTGATCGTCTTTATCTTCGCGTGTTCGCCAGCGATGATGGGGCAAAGCTGCTCACCCATCTAAGGTCGCTGACGATTGAGCAGCCTAGCTGGTATCCCGGTGAGGACGCCAGTCACGGTTATGCTCGCGAAGGCCAGAATAGTCTGGTCAGGGAAATTGAGCGGCGCATGAAAAGAGCGAGATCACTATGAATGATACAGATGGACTGTTGGCCGAAGCCCAAGTTGAGGGCGACGATAACCAGCAGAAGGCTGAAGAGACATCAATTCCACACCAATTGCCTGACAACGAGCCGTCACTTGATAGCGTAACCGTTGCCAAAGAAGGTGAGGAGATAGAGCTTGAAAGGCCAGAATGGTATCCAGAAAAGTTTTGGAAGGACGACGACGGCCCGGATCTGGAAAATCTTGTTAAGTCGTATAATGAACTGCAAAAAAAGTTTAGTCAGGGAAAGCATAAAGCCCCTGAGAAATACGATACAGCAATTTTTGAAGAGGCTGGCATTGGTGACGATGACCCGCTTTATAGCGTTTATAAAGATTGGGCAAAAGAAAATGGTGTTAGTCAAGCGGCCTTTGAGCAATTAGCTGGCACATTTATCGAAATGGCTAAAGGCGAAAGTCAGCAAGCCGAGATCTCATACAAAGAGGAATACGAAAAGCTCGGCCCAAATGCTGACGTTGCAATCAAGTCAATGACTGACTGGGCGTCTAGCCTAGTTCGCAAAGGCGTTTGGTCTGATGCTGACTTTGAAGAGTTTAAAATTATGGGTGGCACCGCGCAGGGCTTACGCGCTTTGCAAAAGATCCGCTCATATTATGGCGATAAACCAGTGCCAATTGACGTGTCGCCAATGACCGACGCGCCATCTAAAGAAGAGCTAATGGCAATGGTTGGCAAGCCCGAATATCAAAGCGACCCAGCCTACCGGGCGAAGGTCGAAAAGATGTTTGAAAACGTCTATGGCAAGCAAGAATATAGTGCCATTTAATGCAAGCGCGGCAGTTGTTTACAATTGCCGCGTTTTTCTATAAAATCACCCTTGACAGACAATCACACCTGACCTGTCGCAAACGCTTGGGGGCGTAGCGTATATGCCCAAGCCGCAGCCCGGAAAGGATACCTGCTAGGCGCTAATCGTGTTTTAACTTTTACAAAGGAATAGGAAAATGGCTGTAGGCATTTCCAACGCTTTTGTGCAGTTGTTCGATGCGGAAGTGAAGCAGGCCTATCAAGCATCACGTGCTTTGGCTGGCGTTACTCGCGAAAGAACAAGTGTCGAAGGCAATCAGGTGAAGTTCCCGAAAATCGGGAAAGGCACCGCAACAGTCCGCGTACCGCAGACTGACGTTACCCCTCTCAACGTGACTTACTCGCAAGTCACAGCAACAATGTCCGACTATATCGCTGCTGAATACAGCGACATTTTCTCACAGCAGAAGGTCAATTTTGACGAGAGACGCGAGCTTGTCGCTGTTGTGGGGGCTGCTATCGGGCGTCGTATGGACCAGCTTGTTATTGACGCGCTCAATGCAGCTTCCTCGCCATCGACTGTGGCAACATCTGTTGGTGGCGCAGCATCCAATATGAACCTTGCAAAGCTGCTTGCAGCTAAAAAGGCTCTGGATGTGAAGAACGTACCGGCAGAAGGTCGCTGCATGATCATTCACGCAAACGGCTTGTCAGCATTGCTGGACGAGACTGAACTGACCAGCAGCGATTTCGCTACTGTCAAGGCTCTCTCAACTGGTGAGATCGACACCTTCCTTGGCTTTAAGTTCATTACCCTTGGTGACCGTGATGAAGGTGGCTTGCCGCTTCCATCAACCCGCACTTGCTTTGCGTTCCATCGCGATGCAATCGGTATGGGCATTGGCATGAACCAAAAGTCTGAAATCAACTACGTTCCTGAGAAAACGTCGTTCCTAGTTTCCTCAATGTTCTCCGCTGGTGCGGTTGCCATTGATGACGATGGTATCGTCAAAATCTCAGCGACTGAATAGAGAGGAGCTAACTGATGGCATACGCACAAGCTGGCTTCGGCCCATTAGGTGGACAATCTCTAGCTGGTAACGCCCCGGCCTTGTATGTGTACACGACTGCTGATGCACATACAGACGTTGACGGTTCTGGCTACTTTAATGATCTTGCCGACACACTGAAAGTTGGTGACATGATTATTGTTCACGGTTCAACTGGCGGCACTCGCACAGTAACTATGCACATTGTAGTATCAAACGCCTCTGGCGTGGTTGATTGCTCAAATGGCACAGTTATCGGCGTAGTAACCGACAGCGACTAATCTAAGTGGGGCCGGGCAACCGGCCCCATTTCCCTATTTTGGAGTAGCGTAATGGCGCAGGGCGATACCAAACTATCAATATGTTCCGAGGCTCTGATTATGCTGGGCGCTGCTCCGCTCTCATCATTTGCCACTGGCACAGATGAAGCGCAAGTCGCTGATCGTCTTTACGACGATATCCGCGACACTATTATAATGCAGTATCCTTTTAGCTGGTCGATCAAAAAAGTAAAGCTGGCTAGATTAGCTAGCACCCCTGTCAATGAGTGGAAATATACCTATGCGCTGCCGGGCGATATCCTTGGCAACCCAAAAGCTGTATTTAATGTTGGCGCTGTTGGAGCGCTGCCAGTGCGAGATTTTGAGATCTACAATCTTGGCCTTTACACAAATTACGAAGAGGTTTGGATTGATTACCAGTTCCGACCAACAGAGGCCGTCTTCCCACCTTACTTTGTGCGCTTGTTAAAGACAGCGCTAGCGGCTGACTTTGCCGAGCCGGTAACCGACCAGCTTACTAAGGGGGATTATTATCACCAAAAGGCATACGGTGCGCCATCAGAAAATATGCGTGGCGGGCTGTTGCGTGTTGCTATTAACATTGACGGCGCTGACCGCCCGGCTCAGACAATACAAGAGTTTCCTATTTCCGATATAAGGTTCTAGCATGAGCCGGATTATTCAGATCCAAAACGATTTTACCAGCGGCGAGCTAGACCCAAAGCTACGCGCTAGGACTGATATTGACCAGTATAGCTCTGGCCTGACCACTGCGCGTAATGTTAGCATTCAGCCGCAAGGCGGCGCGAAACGCCGCGACGGCACCAAATTTATCGCTACATTAGATAGCGGTGCTGGCACGGCTGTGCGTATGGTGCCTTTTGAGTTCAGCGTTTCAGATAGCTATATGCTGGTGTTCACGCCCGGCAAAATGTATGTTTTTAAAAATGGCGCACAAATTACGGCCATTAATGGCGGCGGCAATTTTTTAACTGTGGCTAGCTTAACATCCGCAATCCTGCCGGAAATGAACTGGGTGCAATCTGCTGACACGGTAATTTTGGTGCATGAGGATCTAGCGCCGATAAAAATTGTGCGCGGCGCTACAGACGCAGACTGGACAGCTAGCACGATTGACTTTGATCACATCCCAAAATATGCGTTTGAGTTTGATGTTCACAGCCCACAGTTTACGATCACACCATCAAGCACCGTTGGCAATATTACGCTAACTGCTAGTGCAGCCACCACTGAAACCGGCACGGCGCAGGGTGGTGGCGCAAACACTATAACACTAAAATCTGCTAGCAGCTTTACCTTAGACGATGAGCCTAATGGTATGTTTATCGAAATTACGGCTGGTACTGGGTCAGGCCAAAAGCGCCACGTTGAGGATTATGTGGCGTCTACTAAACTACTTACAGTTTATCCGGCGTGGGCTACAGCGCCAGATGGCACGTCACACTATAAGATAACTCCATTCAGCACGGCGGCAGTTGGCGAGTACGCTGTGGCTGATAATGGTTTTGGTCGAGTGCGTTACGTTGAGTATGTCAGTGACACAATAATGAAAGCTTACGTTGAGGTGCCTTTCTTTGACACTAGCGGAATTACAAAAGGTAACTGGAACAGTGAACACGGTTACGAAGAGGTTTGGTCAGCCACGCGGGGCTGGCCTCGCAGCGCGACGTTCCACGAAGGCCGCCTTTATTTTGGCGGCAGCAAAGGACGCCCATCAACAATATGGGGAAGCCGGGTATCTGACTTTTTTAACTTTGACCCCGGCGAAGCGCTTGACGACGCAGGCGTTGAAGCCACGCTGGACACCGGCACATTTAACGCAGTCGTTGATATTTATTCTGGCCGTCACTTGCAAGTATTTACGACCGGCGCTGAGTTCTATGTGCCGCAAGCGCTAGATGAGCCAATCACGCCGACAAACATGATTGTTAAGCAACAGACAGGCTTTGGCATGAAGCCGGGCATCAGGTTGCAAAACGTAGACGGCTCAACGCTGTTTATCCAGCGGCAAGGAAAAGCGCTGCAAGAATTTATTTATAGTGACACAGTGCAGGCTTACACATCTGCCAAGATATCATTGTTATCGTCGCATCTATTAAAGTCGCCCGGCGAGATGGCTGTGCGTAAAGCAGCAGGCACCGACGAGGGCGACCGCTTGCTGATTGTGAATGATGATGATGGTAGCATTGCTTGTTATACATTGCTACGCAGTCAGAATGTTATCGCACCGTCTGAATGGACAACTGATGGCAGTTTTTTAAATATCGGCGTTGATGTTGATGACATTTATACTGTAGTCAAACGCACAATAAATAGCAGTGATGTTTATTATGTCGAACTGTTTGACGCTGACGCATTACTTGATTGCTCTAAAACTGGCGGTGCCGCATCCAGCGTGACTATGGATCACCTTGAAGGCGAAACCGTAAAAATTATTCGCGACGGCGTTATTGAGCCGGATCAGGTTGTACCCGCCACGCCTTTTACGGTGACGTTTGGAACGGCGGCAACCACAAGCTATCAGGTTGGCATCAACTTTACGCCAGAGGTAAAAACATTGCCGGTTGAGCCTCGCTTGTCTAGCGGGTCTTTGAAGGGGTTTAAGAAGCGCATTTTTGAGGTAAATGCAGAATTATTTGAAACACAATCGCTGACCATCGACGGCAAGCTGGTTCCTTTTAGGCGATTTGGTTCCGGCGTTCTTGGCGGCGCTGTACCTGAGTACACTGGTATCAAAACGCTACATTCTATGTTAGGTTATACATACGATGGTCAAATCACAATTGGTCAAGAGGTGCCGTTAAAAATGACGCTGCTTGGCATTGATTACAAAGTGAGTGCAGGGCAATGAGTGGTGGTGGTTTAGGATTAGCGCTTGCTGGTGCCAGCGCTTTTATGCAGTACAGAGCCGGGCAGACGCAGTCTGCTGCTTTGCAAGCACAAGCTGGCTACACGCGGCTACAAGCCCAACAAGAGGCATTAAAGCAAAAACAGCAGGCTGTTGCGGTAATGGATAACATGATAGCCACAGCAGCGACGATTAACGCTTATGGCGGTATTGGGCTTGGCAATGTGGACAACCTAAAGAAAGCAGCGCGGGCAAAGGGCGTTAAAGAATTATACACCGTTAAGAACAATGAGATTATCGCTTTGCGTGGCGGTTATATGCAGGCTGATCAATATATGTTGCAAGCCAGCGCCGCCAGACAAGCTGGCTTTGCCGCTGCTATCGGCACATTTGGGTCTGGGTTAATGATGAAAACGAGTATTGGCTAATGGCTAGGTCACTAGAATATAGGCCGCTTGGCGTTGGGATTGCATCGCTGCCCGGCGTTAACTTTGTTGCCACTGGAACGGCGCAAGCTAGGGTGGCAAGCACAATCGCGCAATCGCTTGACCAAATGTCGCGGTTTGCTTTCCAACAGTACGAGATACAAGCAAAAATCGAGGGCGCTGAATTTGGCGCAGCTAACGCGCCCAGCGTTGTGGATCTTATTAAAGCTGAGGACGCTGAGGCTAGAAAAGCATTGCTGCCCGGCAGCACTGAAACTGTGCGCGGCAGGGCAGAGCGCCAAGCGGCGTTAAACACTGTTGCGGCTAATCTTGAAATAACAGCGCGTGATGCAATCAATCAAATAGCTGTTGAGGGTCATGTAAATTTTACAAATGTTGTTGATCTCCAAAGGCAGATTGACGGCGTTATTAATGGCTTTAGTGGCGCAATGACCGATGTTGACCCAGCGACAGGCGCTAAACTGCGCCTTGGATTGTCAACCATTGGCAATACCGCTTACACAACCCACGTCAAGATGATGGCTGAAAAAGCCGAAAAGCAAACTCAATATATTGCCGAAAAAGGCGTAGATCAAATTATTGACCAGATAGGGCCAATGCTTATTACTAGGGCAGCGAAAAGCCCAGATGAGATGTTCGGTATTATTACCGCTGAAAAGAAAAAGCTGTTTGCTCTTGCAGACGCAACTGAAGACGCGGCGTTTTTAACAAGCTCTATTGCAAACTTTGACAAGGCTGTTAGTGACGCAAAAATAAACGCTGTGGCCGAATATGTTTTGCGTGATCCTCTTAAGAATAGCCAAGAGATTTTAGATACATTAAACACCGGCAAGATGAAAATTACAGATAACGCCGTTGCAAATATTGCTATATCTCTTAACCCGGAAGAGCGTCTTGAAGCTTTTAAAAGGGCAAACACAGCGGTTAACGAGATATATGCAAGAGAGGCGCAGCGAGAAGCCAAAATTGAGCGTGAAAGAAAAAATCAAGCAAGAGATCTAGAGACTGAGCTTGCTGGGTTTTTAATTGACGGTGGCGTTGATGATGATGTTGTCCGAGCAAAGATAGTTGAGTTGCGCGGGTTAGACCCGGAAAAGGCGTCAAAATATAATGATGCGTATTTTGTTAAAGGCGGCAATGACGACTTAGATACAATCTTAATCCTAGACCAAAAGGGTATGGATAAATTTCTGACTGTTGAAGATGTTTTGGACGCAAGAGCAAATAGAAAAATTACGCTAGAGAGCGCGAGAAAATATTTAACTGTAATAAAATCTAACAGAGACACCTTTAGAACGCAGGCTATTAACAAGATTAAAAGTGCGCTTGGCGTTCCTGATATTGGAATGTTGACGCTTGATGCGTCAGGCGAAAGAAGCGAGGCCGCAAAATTTGTGATGCAGGGTATGGTTGAATTAGACGCGGCTATTTTGCAAAACCCAAATCTAGATCGGATCAAATGGGCTGATGGCTTTATTGAGCGCGGCAACGTAAAAAAGCGTTTGAAGGATGAGCTATCGTCAGCGCTAAGTGTTGTTAGCATGATTAAGCGCGAGCAACTAGGTATGGGCAGCGCGAAGGTAGACACAGACGAAGACCTTGACGCAATCATATTAAGATCATCAGGCGTCTTGGAAGATAGCCCAAGGCATCAGGATAACCACAACAAATTGTTAGATGCAATTAGCATTGTTAAACGCAGCCGGGCGGCACTTGAACAATGACAGATATAGCACAAGAAATGATGAATACTATGATAGCGGCTGACAGCGGTGGCAAGCTAGAGACTGTTCGCGACGACGGTGGCAATTATCGTATGCGCCGTGTCTATGACAAGGCTATGTCTATGGAGAAAACGCAGGCGCTTGGCGTTGGTGACGTTTTTGGTGGGGGCGCAAGGCCAGATATTTATTCGCTAGCTCAAGCATCCGACGCGCCAATTACTGAGGCTGAGGTTAGCGGTACGCAGCTTGGCGCTTTTGTGGGCGTTCCCTCTGCTGTAGTAACAGGGGTGCCAGATCTTTTTGCTTTGGGCCTTGGCGGCTTAAAAGCAGCTTTGGCAGAAAAGGGTCAGGGGTGGGATGAGTTCCAAAAAGGATGGAGCGCCATATCCGGCACACTTGGCTCTGAAAAAGCCGGTGAATTGTTTGATGGGTTTGTTGAGGGCTTGGATATTAGCCCTGAGTTTAAGCAAAGTTTAAAGCAGGGATACCTAGCTGGCGAGTTTGCGTCGATGGGGCTTGTCGCACCACAAGCCGCTAAGGCCGGGGCTGGCGCTGTTGCTGATTATGCAGCAGGCGCACCAGCCCGCCTAGAAGACGCCAAGAGCGGCGTCACGCTTGGTATGAATGTAGACCCTACCCAGATCGTTGATGAGGCTATTGTGGGCGCTCAGAAGCTGATGGGTAAAAAGCCGCAAGAAACACAAGCGGCAAAGTCAGCCGCGCCGTCTATTGGGGATTTAGAGGCTGCGACAATCGCAGAAAAAGCAACGAACACCGAACAAGCAACCGCAGCAGCAGCAGAGGCTGAAAGAGTTATAAATCGTTTCCCAGAAAGCGACGGTTGGGTAAAGCCGCAAGTTATGACTGAAAGCAAAACCCCACCATTTGAAGTTAAAAAAGACGGCACAATTGATGTTAACTTTAAGAAAATACCTTACGCGTATCATATCCCGCCAGAAGGATTAACCTTAGATCAACATAAAACAAATCTTGTCGGGAAAATGGTTGATGATGTGCAGGCGTTGGTCAACCGGGCAAAGTCAGGCGATAAAGCGGCAAAAGCTATTTTGAAAGAAGCAAGTTGGTACCGCAATATGCGCACAAGGTTGCGGCAAGAATATGGCGGTTTAGGAGATATGTTTGCTGACTTGCTTGGAGCGACATCCGCAAACACCGGCGTTCAAATAAATTATGAAAACGCACTAACCATAATGCGTAAATTTTCGCGCGGCGATTATGACAAAGCCATTAAACTTTACCAAGACAGAATTGATGCTGGGTTAAGTGTGTCTGGCAAAGATATAACAGCATTGCATAAAGACCCTAAAAACCCATTCCACTTAATTACTAAAGACAATGAAAAATTATTTGGCGCAAACAGCCCCGCCGCTACATCAGCTTTGCTTGATATGTTTAGGCAAGTGAAAGGCGGTAAAGCGCCAAAAACTGTGAACTTTACCGGCAACTTAATCGGGTATGGTTTTGATGCAACAATTGATGTTTGGGCGGCCAGATATCTTAGAGATGCGGCTGGGTTACCACGCATTCCGACCGTAGCCGAGCAAGGTGTAACAGGAACACACGGCGCAAAAAGCACACTGGATGCGCCGGTTGTTGGCGGTGAATTTGGTTTTGGGCAACAAGTTTTTGCAGACGCTCGCGATGCGATAAATCAATTAGGCGTAATTAAAAATTATGACAAAAAACTCGGTGACCTCGGCGCTGATGATTTGCAAGCCGTTATTTGGTTTGCTGAAAAAGAAAAATGGACTAACAAGGGTTGGACATCAAAAGCTGGTGAGGGCGGGTCTTTTGATTATGAAGCCGGTCTGGCCGGGTCTTCAGATCCAGAGCGTGTAAAAGAATTGCGTTCTATTATTGGGTCAATAAACACAACAGCGGCGCAGAAAAAACAAGCTCGCGAAGAATTAAAAACATTGGCTGGCTCCGCTGAAAGATACAGTGCCGGAGTATCAATGGAGCGTCCGGGCCAAGTGCCAACAAATATACAACAGGCACAATTGGCTGAAGAAATCACCGCGCCATTAAAAGCGGATGACACTGTGCTTGGTTATCAGGCAAACAACAGCCTTGGCGAATTTGCCGGGGAAACTGAACGCGCACTAAATTATGAGATTGTTGCGCGTAGCAATTTTAACCCGGAGCCAGCAACAAAAGCCCTTGTTGAGGCTGGGCGCAAATACGATCAGGACGCCGTGTTCATGTCTAAAGTGGTTAAAGCCGGTACGCCAAACGCACGGCCCGGCATCGAGGTTTATTTTGTTAAAAAACAAGATGAGGCGTTTACTCAAAAAATTACAGAGATATTGCGTAAATATGGAATTGATGGCTTT